ATCGGAGGAGGCCGGACCCGCAGAAGCAACGTGCAGGTACTTGCGAGCAGCGCTGTCCTGCTTGACCAAGGCCACTGCCTGAGCAGCGAACTCCTGAGACGCCGTGCCGATGTTCGTGAAGTCCGTGAGGAAGCGAGCCAGAGACGCCGCACGGTCGGAGTTGAGGGCCGAAGCCAGCACCTCAGCCGTGACCATCGTGCGGGCCGCTACCGTACCTTCGCTGAGGCCGAGGGCCGTGTTGGCCGAGCCGCCACCGATGGTGATGGTGTGGTTGGTGTGGTAGCCCTGGCTGTTCAGCCGGAAGCCGGCACCCTCTGCCTGCACCAAGTTGATGCCCTGGACCGCACCGAGGTTGCCCCACGTCCCGTTGGTTGCCAGAGCAGTCTGGATCTGGAGGATGATGCGGTCACCCGCTGCTGCCGCCAGACCGAGGATGTTCGTGGTCCCCGTTGCCGAGTCTACGAAGTCCAGCGAGATGGGCTGCCCATCGATGGTGAATTCGAAGGTGGAGTTCTTCGCCTGGACTCCCGTACCGTCGTAGAAGACCACTTCGGGCTCGCCCGTGGTGTCCGTACCGCCACCGAAGCCGACCCTGCCGACAACCGTAGCCGCCAGCACGGTGCCGCCGTGAGCGGCCTCACCGTAGTCAGCGTTGAGCAGGCCAGCCTTGATGTTGCCCGAGCCGGCCCCCACGAGGAGCTGGCACTGCCCGACCACATCCGCTGCCGCCAGCGACACACCACCGGGGTGGATCCGGTTGCGGAGGATGAGCCGGTCGTGGGGCTGCACACCACCGAGGATGATGCGGTAGCTCTTGGCGACCTGACCCACGTTCAGCTTGGCTTGCAGGCCGTTGGCCGTCGATGCATCGAAGCCAGCGAGGATGGCGAAGTCGTCGGCAGCCGCGCCCTGAGCGATGAACTCCAAGAACCCTGCGGTGTCGATGCCAGGGACCTGGAGCTGGACGCCGAGGCGGCCGTCCCCGTCTGCCGTGAACAGGAAGTCCATGCCAGCCAGGTTCGCATCCGCCACGATGGCGAGGGCGATGGGGGAGCCAACCGTCGGGGTGGTGAGCAGACTGTTGCCTGCCACACCGCGGAACGCCAGGTTGAGTGCCGTCGCCACAGCAGTCGCCGTAGCGTAGATGGTGTTGGGCAGCGAGGCAGCGATGGTTGCGGCCGACGTGGTGGCGGTCGTGACCGCCACGCTGATGGTGTCCATGCCGGCTGCGTTGGACAGGTCCACAGGTCCGGTGAACCGGGTAGCACCCTTGAGCAGCGGCACGGTCTCCGGGTTGTAGATGCGGTACGGGTCCGCAGCCACGAAGGCGTTGGCACCGTCGATGACCGCCGTCATCGTGATGACGCCCGTGGATGCCACGTAGCTCAGTACCGTGCCGATTGAGCCACCCGTGATGGCACCAGCTCCGGTACCGACCACAACGTACCAACCGGCGTAGTAGTCGTCCACGGCGGTACGGCTGGCAGCCGCCAGCTCGAAGGTGGTGGTCGTCGGGGCAGCGACACCTGCGACGCCGTAGTGGCCGTCAGCAGCGTCGTTGATGGCAAGGACCCACTCATCCACGGTCTTGTTGGCGCCAGCCACGACCGTTGCCGTGACCTCGACACCATCGAGAGTGAGGGTCACGTCCTCGTTGCCGTTGACGAAGTCGGCGGCATCCCAGTCGATGCCGTCCGGGTACTCGATCTCCCGACCGACGAAGTGGGCCATGATGCCCCCGCCGCCAATGGAGATGGTATCGAGGTCCGTACCGGCTGCCGGCAGCACCGTATCGCCGTTGACGGTCATCGCCACGAGGTCGGACTCGCCAGGGATGAAGCCGTAGGGGGCGGTGCCGTTGACCGTGAATTTCGCTGGGGTGTCCGTGGTGTCCGCGAAGGTGACGGTGACGATCTCCTCGACCGGGCCAACGAAGTCGTCTCCGCTGCCACCCTCGAAGTGCAGATCAGGGGTCAACTCACTACCGCTCGGGAACGTGATGGTGACGCCCGTGAGGCCAGCGGACTTCGTGCTGTTGTCGAAAGTCGGGCTGAGGATGTCTACCTGACCCGAGTCCTGGATCGTGTAGGTACCCACACTGCTGACGCCGGGCAGTACCACGGCCAGGGTGTAGGTCATGTCCGTGATCATGTTGTGGTAGAAGCTCGCGTAGACGTTGGCGCCGACTGGCACCTCATCCTGAAGCGTCACCACGCTGCCTTCGACCTTGACCACCGTGACGGCACCGCGGGTGAGGGCATCGTCTACCGAGAAGCCCCAGTACACGCTCACCACGTCGGGGCGGTTGATCGGCACACCGATGCGGCTGTTGCTGACGCTCTGGAAGAGGCTCTGGCCGAGGCTCGTGTCACGGCCGTTGCCCAAGGTCGGGTTCAGCGGAAGCTGGAAGTCCTGGGTGCTGGGAAGCCCCTGCGACGAAGCGACCGCCGTGCACTCGGACATGAAGGTGCGGTTGTCTATGAGGGTCATCGTGATCTGCGTGTCATCGAACAGCTCGGAACCCGTCGTGGTCACGCCAGAGGCAACGGTTGCCGCGGTGCCCCACATGACGTGATCGTCTTCCAGCACGTAGTCAGCGTCCGCCGTGTACTGGCTGCCACCGGGTACGTCACCTACCCGAGTGAGGCTCGTCACGTTGACGTGTGCCAAGTAGTCGAAGGTGTCTTGCCAGGTGTTGAAGTAGTAGGTGATCGTGACCGTGGCACTTGCCTTCGGGGCATATGCCAGCGTGACTGCTCGGGAGGCACCGTCTACGGTCACCGGGATGACCTGCGTGCCAGCCACCTTCACCACAACGTGGCTCGGGTCAGTCGTGGTCACACCACCGTTGGTGCCGTCCACGATGGGGCCATTGAAGGTGTAGAAGGTCTTGGTGCGGGTCGACACCTGCCCCGTCGCCAGCCCTAGCAGTGCGTTCGCCGACCCTTCGAGAACCGCCAGGTCGTAGCTGGCGTTGAGAGAGAGGGTGCTCTCCCCGAAGTTGTTCACGAAGGTAGCGCCCGTGAGGGTGCCGATGCCTGCCGCGGAGATGACGTTGGCCACCTGCTGCATCGTGTAGTCAGTCTTCGGCGTGACCGTGATGCTGGTTGTCTTTCCGTCCACGACGAGGTTCATCACGTTATTCGCCGGAACGATCACGGCACCATTCGGGCCGAGGACATCGCCATGCAGGTCGATGACTGTGGTGCCCGGGGTCGGAGCGTTCACATCCAGGATGCCGATGCTGGCCCGGATGATGGCGTTCTCCGCCGTCACCTGATCGGACACGTCATCGGTGATCAGCGTGTCTTCTCGGTTGAAGAAGTAGCTGACCTTCACCTGATCGCCCAAGGCAGGAGCCTGGGCCAACTGGATGAGGCCTGAGGTGCCGGTCACTGCCAGCACGACAACGGGCAGACCGTTCAGGGTCACTGCCACGTCACTGCGGCTGTTGGTGATACGGCCGGCGCCCTCACCATCTACGACGGGCAGGTTGCGTACCTGCACCGTGGTCAACACACCATCGAAGGAGCCCCTGGTCACCACACCCGTAGCGGAGACGTTGGACACCGCACGGCCGGTCATGTCCTCGCCCACGATCCGCTGGTCTACGTCAGCGGAGGAGCCACGTACGACCTCCAGGTCCGTCTGCGAGAGGTACTCGTTGCCCTCGCCGATGAAAATCGGGATCTTCATCGAGTCGATGGCACCCTGGAGCGGGTTCTCGTAGTCCGTCTGTGCGTAGGGGTTCGGGGGCGCGTAGTGTCGTCCTGGGAAGCTCATCTGGGCACCTCACTAGCTAGTCAACGAAGCACGAACATTCAGCCACATAAGCCCATCTCCCAAGGGAGAGGCAGGTCCCTCTGAGAGGGAAGCGCAAGCAAAGGTGTCTGTCTCTACGTCCTCATTGAAGCCATCCCCGTGCCGGGGAGGAGGTGCCCAGGCCCATCCCAGAGGAAAAGCCCTTCACAGTTACGTTGTGGGTATAGCGGAACTAACGGCGGGGGCGTTGGCGAGTCCGCCACTCAGTGGCCTTTCCATGGATTTTCTGGCTGCGGGTGTGCGCGGCTCTCTCCGCAGGGGACATCACTCGGTAGGTGCCATCGGGATTCTTCGAGAGGTCATGCCCTGTAGCCCCAGTGGCAGCTAGCACGGCCTCTTTGTCCTTCACCCGCCCCTCCGCCACACCCCACCCCTGATGAGCCGACTGCCCGATCACACGGTCGATGTGCGTGTCGAGGTCGTGGATGCCAGTGTTCTGCGGCCCAGGGCCCGTCACCTCTTTCTTGAACTGTCCTGAGACCGTCTCGGGTGGCACAAGGTCAGCCACCGCACCGCAGTCAGGGCAGGGCCGAGGCTTCGCCCGATTCTTGATCGAGGAGCGCACATCGAAGCGCAGGCCGCACTGGCATTGAAAGACGTAGGTGGGCACTGGGCTACTCCACCCCAAGGAGCTTCTTGCGTCCTTCAGCCGTCTGGATCATCTGGCGCTGATCGAAAGGTTGCCCTTGAAAGGAGACCTGAAGGTTTGTGATCTTGAGGAGATGGTGCTGCTCATCCGTGTGGTCGTAGAAGCCAACCATACGGCGCTGCGGCTCGTCACCCAGGAGTAGTTCGTGCTCCCGATTGATCGCTGCCACCCAAGAGGCCATCGTTTCGTGACGTACTTCTTCCACCCTACCTACCTCATCATCTCGAAGGTTCCGCCACGTCCAGACCAGAACGGATCTGACACTGACTGTACCCCGAGAGCCTCCATCATCTTGATGTTTCCGTCCTGCCCCTGCACCTCGTCATCCGTCATCGCTGCAATTTCAGCGGACTGGGCTGAGGTCAACGGC